AAAGTTACCTTACCCTCAGTATTTACTTTGCGAACCTTATTCCAAAGATCTTTATTTAATGTTCCATCTGCCTTAGAAAAAGTATTTAATACATCTAGATAAGCACGTTCGGCGTGTTGAGCGGTAGTTACTATACCTGATGACATAGATTGAAAACGACCCTTTAATGCAGGGTTGTTATCTAAATATGTTACAAGATTATCAATGGCTATTACTTTATCATCAAGATTATTTATAAGAATAGAGTCAATCTCATCGTTTGTGTGCAGTGCTATCTTTATAAGCCAAGATAGTCGTGCCTGATCATTAGCAACAGGATCTATATTAGTATATGAACTGCCTGATTGTTTAAATTTTACACCGTTGTATTCAATAGCACGAAGGGTGCCATATTTTTTAGCATCATTACTAGCCTGAATGGAATAACTACCACCGCGAAGGGTATTCTTACCACCCTCTACAACCTCATCAAGCATATCTTGAGTTCTGCCATACTGGGCAAACTCTGCTAAATACCCTTTGTCTCTTTTAGATAAAGCGCGAGAAGATAACTTTCCGGTCATAATTGCTTCAGCAGTTATCTGGCGAACTTTGTTTATATCATCACCAGCCGCAGCAATACGAACTTGAAACTCTTTTACCTGACCACGACCAACTAAACGATTTACAAATCCAAGATTAGATTCATAAAATTTAATTTTCTTACCTTCAAGACTCCTAAGGTCTTCAGTCTTTGATTTAATAAGATCTTGATTAATTTTAACTTGACTTGCTTTAGACGGGTTCTTTATAAGTTCATCTGTTTCAGATACAAGGTCTGCTATTTCTTGACCAAGTTTTTTCTGTTCAACAGTAAGTCCAGCCTCTGCCTCTTTAAGTTGGCGTAACTTAGTTGATACAAAACGACCTTTTGTAATACCCCAAGTTTTTTGACCCACTGCGATATTTAACATAAAATCTTCGGTTGCGTTACGAACTGGAAATTTAGGCCCAGCAAGCGTACCTAATACCCAGCCAGAGGTTAGATCATCAGCCCATTTTTTATGGGAAGCACCAAGCATACGATTTATGACTCCAGAACGAGCAGATAAACGATCAAGGTCTAATATAGAAGGAACAGCTATTGCACTAGATAATTGATATCCGTGCAGGGCTAACTGCTGACCATTAAAATTAGCAGGGTTAATTTCTTCTCTAACAATATTACCAAGATTATCTAGTAATGGCTTTCCATCGGGACCTAGTTTATCAACAAGTATATTAGCGCCATAACTATAATCTAATGCTGTACCACTAAATTGATCTACCCAATTCTTACCTTCAATACTTTTAGTTACTTGACGGGTTTCAGCAATAGTATTCCAAAGACCTGTAAAGATTTGTTTCTTTTGACCTTCATCTCCAGCAGCAAATGCTTCTTGAATTACTCTTGAATGGTAGCGAGTATTTGTCAAGGCAGCTAGTTGATAGATCTTCTCAGGAGCATCAGCAGTTGTTACATCAAAAAATCCATTTTTAAAATAAGGAATAGTTGTAAACTTACGCATAAAGCGATCAATGCGACCACTGATTTGATTCTCGGTAAATCTAATAGAACCATCTTTTATCTTACCTTTACTGCGACCTACTCCTGCTTCCATCTTAGCAATTTCGGCGCTTTTAAGTCCAAGAGTAGACACAACATCTTGTGCTTCATCACCTGTATAAAGTGCTCTAACAATTGCCTGACCAGCTTTATCTATATTAATTAACTTATTGCCTGTAGTAAATAAAGCAACCCTTGCTCTACGACCAGCACTTAAAGTTGGAACTAATGGAGTTCTACGAGCTGCTTGACCAGATAGGATAGATTTTATATCAGCGTGGTTTTTTAAAAAGTTTGCCGCTGTATCTGCATTTTTAACACCAGCAGCAATAAGTTCATCTACACCGGCAGGACCAAACTCAGGTATTAAACGTCTTGCTTCTTGATAAGCCTCAGCACCAGCTATTCTATTTTTAGATTTACGAGCAATATCTAATTTTTCTAGACTAGCACCATATCTATCAAATAAATTTCTAGTGTTTGGATTACTAAATACTCTATCAACTTGAGCAGTGTTACCTGCGGTAGCCATTAGATTTCTACCATAACTAAATTTTTCTTTACCTAATATATTGTAAAGTAAAAAATCTCCAGCATCATAGGCTTTCTTAGCCTTACCTAATATTAAAAATGGATCAGTAAATACTCTGTAACCAGCATCTACTACACCAGAGATGCCTTTATATAAAACAGTTTTTTCTAAAAATTCTGGAAGGATAAGATTTGCTACGGCTCTACCTGGAGAATACTTTGCTCTTTGTGCTGCATCTAATGCGCCCATAAAGTAAGAATCTTTATCTTTTTTCTGAGCAGCAGTTGATGCAATTAACTTTTCAGCATCTGAACCTGTTGCCTGAATCTCACTTAGACTCATACCGCCAGCAACTTTCATTGCGACAGACATTGCATCTTCGCCGTATATTTTAGTAGCTGCATCAATACGACTTGGATCAAATACTTTATCGCCTTTATCGTTTGCTATTTTAAATGCAGTACTTAGGTCAACGCCTTGATCTGCGGCTATTAATCCAGTACGAGCAAGGCGAGTTGAAAAATCTGATACTTCACCAATTGCGCTAAAGGCGCGACCAATAGTTTGTTTAAAAGCTATACCTAAATAATGACCTGCGCTACCTAGGACATCAGCAGGACCACCATCACCAAAGAAAGAAACGTGGGCCTTTTGTTGAGTTTCTGCCTGTAAAACAGCAGCATCAAGATTTGGGTTTGCCACTACATACCTCGTGCAATAGCTTGCTGGTAAAGAATACTAATTTCACCAGTGCTATCGTAAGGTAATAATTCTGCTAAAGAATCTGAAACTTTATTGTTTGCAAACTGTGATTGCATCATTAATGCTGATGATCCTGCACCACCACCAACATCAGTACCAGTATTGATTAATTCCTCTGGTCTTTGTGATGGGGCAAATAATGGAGTTATAGGAGTTTGTGTAGCTGGATTAGCAGGTCTTCCACCTACATTATCTGCACTACCACGAGTCTTTGATTTTGGTGCTGCTGTATTAATTGCAGCGGTGTCATCTGCATAAAATGCAGAACCTATTTTTAATTGATCTGTTCTTGTTGACTTGTCTCCTGGACCTGATGGACCAGCTAGTGGATTCATCATTGACATACTAGTCCTCCTTTAAAGTTTCTAAGTCTTGCGAAAATTGTTGCCAGATTTTTTCTTCTTGGCTTTTTTGAGTTGAATTATAGATAGCTAATTGGTGCAGATCATCTGCAAGTGCTTCTATTACTGATGTTAAATTTAAAAAGAATCCTGATACTATTACTAGATAGTCAGACAGTCGCACTGGGCGATTAAGATTGTTATCGTTATTCACCCAGTACTCCCGTCTTTAAAATAATTACGCCTTTGTTCCCTTACGGCCTGCTGGTGTGTAGCCGAACTTAACTTCTCCACCTGCTGGCTTGGCTGTATCCATCTTACCTTGTACAGGCTTGACCTCTACAGACTTTTGAAATGTTCCCTTTTTCATTTTCACCTCCTTATTTTATGCTGCTCCGCCAATGGAGGCGAGTAGTTGTGCGATGTCAGGTCTTGGTCCAGCAGCAGGGGCCTCTCCGCTTTGTTGTTGTTCAGTTGGCTGCGAGGCAGGAACGGGGGCCGTTCCTACTGCTGGAATAGCAGGTTGTTCAGCAGTAGGCGGTGCTACTGGCTGTGGTTCTGGTGCAAATGCTTTTTCTATAATAGTTTCTAACTGGAAACCTTTTTGTCTGCCTTGGATTACTTCGGCAATTCTCGTAATGATTTGAGATGGGTCTTGACCTTGGGCAGCAAGTGCGGGAATAGCTTGTGCATACTGAGCAACAGCAACCCTAAGAGAATCACGCATTTCTTCAATGTCAACTCTTTGTTCTTCTTGCGTAACATTTAACTCCATTGGTATTTCTCGGCGAACATAATCACGGGATACTAACTTATCGCTACGCATTTGTAGTAATGCAATGATGGCACGGTTAGGATCCATACCAGACATAATGCCGTAACGTACATCTACGCCATACTCGCCTTTAATATCGCGAGATGGTGTGTACTTCATTGTATAAGGTGTACCGTCATCGGTTCCCTTAATAGTCTTAGTCATATTACCAAAGACAACCTCATCTACTTCAAAACAAAGTGAGGTTAACTCTTGGAACAATCTAGCAAACTGCGCTTGTGCTGCTTTAACTTGTGTATCAAAGCCAGCTTGTAATGCTTGAACTCCACGACCTGTAACAACAGAGGCATCAATATTACCTGAACGAGATTCAGGGTAGCGAGAACCTAATCTTAACTCACGCTCTAATACACCTGACTCTGTAAAGACTCCTGCTGGTAGTTCTAGTGGAACTCTACGAATACCTTGTGGATTAGCAGAACGCATAATTGCATCAGGTCCTAATGCTAACTCCTGTACATCTTGTGGAATAGCGATAGGTGCTTGAATAGATTTCTCTGCTGCTTGAATCTGCAACACTGCAAAGCGAGCACGGGCTAACTGAACGGATAGAACATCATCAAACTGTCCACGAGCTTCACCATCTAAAGATGAACGAAGTGCGACTCTTGCTAAACACTTACCGACTGGGTTAGGTGTATTAGATAAAACTAAGTTATTACGTTCTGGTATAAAAATTAAGTCTTGATCTTTGTCGTGGTATCTAACAATAGATAGATAAGGGGAAGCGTAAGAATAAACAGTCTTTCCAACTATCTGATCGTAAAACTCAGGATACTGGGAAGCAATACTCTCAGCATCGGATGCAATGATCTGTGATATAGATAGGCAACGACCAAATCTATCTACCTCAGGATATACACCAAAAGGATTTAGTAAACGGATACGAGGATTGTTTGTCTCATAATCCATTTCAATTATTGCTGGCAATAGACCGTAGGTATTAAAGTAATCAGCACCGGTATACATCTGGATCTGTAGATCAGATGATGCAACATAATAGTTAGCAATACGAGTTCTAGTATCAGCAGCACGGCGTTGGGTATCAGATACCATATTAGTTGCTGCACAGTTAAAGGATGGCAGTGGTGCCATTACCTCTGCTAGATCACGGGCTGCTAC